GCTGCACAAGCGCCACTCTCGACATAAAATCTGTCGAGAGCCGGTTCGAACACGAGGGACTATGGTTTTTGGCCGTAGTCCTGGCGGACTTTGGAAAGGCCACTGAAAGGTGGCTAGACCAAGGTTTCGTCGTGCCTTCGGACGTCTTTGACTTAGGGTTTAACTGCCCTAAACGAGGACGTCGTACTGGTATCCCGAAATTCCTCTCGGGGTTCCTTGCACGTGTGTTCGAGCCTAGTAGTGGCGTGCTTTTGGAGGATCCGGACATTGAAGCAATCTACTCGATTCGTCAGCTCACGCTGATGTTCGGGAAGATCGCCCTCCCGGGGAAGTCCGTTACTAGCGGACGACCGCATCAGGTGGTAACACCTGACCGCGAGAGGCGAGCAATGTTGGATTACCTCCAATGTGAGTATGACGTTAAGGCCTGTGACGACCTGCTTGATCCGGATTACCTTTCGGATTTTACGCGAGTGTCACAGATGCTCTTTGGCGAAGTTTTTGCCAAAGTGGATAGGGATATCCATTGGAACCGAATAGTTCCAAAGCATGGTCCAGGCGCCACCGCTGACAAACTTTCCAGTAATGGGAAGTGGAATCAGCGGTCCTGGCCCGCGCGACTCGAAAGGTATTTTCCTTCCGAGTTGCATCTCATTCCGAATCCCCACTTCCGTGAGGACTTAGGACGAGAGCTTAACGTCGTCGAACCCGAGGCAGAGTTACCCGTGAGGGTTATCACTGTCCCTAAAACGATCAAGACACCGAGGATCATCGCGATCGAACCTGCTGCGATGCAATATGCGCAGCAAGGTCTTTTGCGATCATTACTCGACGCTATTGCTCAGGATGGTTTCCTGAGCAAGGCGGTAGGATTCGATGACCAGGTCCCTAATCGGGATCTGGCCTGCGAGGGTTCCCTTGGCGGGGAACTCGCCACACTTGATTTAAGTGAGGCTTCCGACCGTGTCTCGAATCGGCATGTACGGGCGATGTTGTCTGGCTACTCCGAATTGCTCGGGGCAGTCCAGGCATGTCGTTCCCGAAAGGCCGACGTACCTGGCCACGGAGTGATCCGTTTGGCCAAGTTCGCGTCTATGGGTTCGGCTCTCTGCTTTCCCTTTGAGGCGATGGTGTTTCTTACACTTATCGTCTTGGGGGTTGAGCGAGAGCTAAGCACCCCGCTTTCCAGGAAGGATGTAATATCCCTCCTTTCTGGCAAGGTGCGTGTCTTTGGGGATGACCTTGTTGTCCCCAGAGAATATGTGCTATCAGTGATCAGCGAACTCGAGACCTTTGGGTATCGAGTAAATGCTGGCAAGTCCTTCTGGAACGGAAAGTTCCGGGAGTCTTGCGGCAAGGAGTACTATAACGGACTCGACGTGAGTATCACGCGGGTTCGTCAAGTGCTCCCGACGTCACTGACAGACGCGAGTGAG